ACATTGTCATCATTCATCACTTTCTCCTTTTAGTTTTTTTATCATTAAATCTTTTAACTGAATTTCTTCAGTCGCATAATCCAATTGTTTTTTTAAATCGTAATTTTCTTTTTTTAATCTTTCTATAATTAAATCAAGATCACAACTTCCCCTATCTTCTTTTTTTTTATCTCTAATAATCACAAGAATAACCCATGACTAATTTATTATCATAAAAATATCCAACATCTTCTTTATACTTGGCAATAATATCTAAAGCTTTTAAACAATCTATATTTTGCATGATGGGAACTTTTTGTATTTCATAAGTTTTAGCATCAATGACTAATATCAAATATAAATAAAAGACAATCTTCATAATTAAATGGGGTAGTGCAGTTAACTAACCATTGAGGGAGCAATAATAAAAAAGAGCACCACCCCACCTATTACAGATTAAGCCTGTTTAGGCTTTCTCTCTTGTAATTTATGAATTACTTTGCCATCATCTTTGGTGTTAATCCATTCAGTAAGATTGATCATTTCACCTTTTCTCATATCTTTACTCAATTTGAATGAACCCCAAAATTTTTCTGGGTTTTCATTATCTCTATTTAGATAACCTTCGCCTTCTTTTAATTCAAAAGCCATTTTTAACTCCTTTGTTGTTTGGTTATTTGATTTCTTAATGCGTTGAACTTTTTAAATTCATCAGTCTTAGTGAACGCATCCCAACCTATAGACTGATTTATTCTTGATTTAAGATTTTCTATATCTTTTCTTAAACCTGAAGAATTTTTTTTATCACTATTGTTTTCAATTTTATCTAGTGCTGTAGCAATATAAACTTTATCAATTTTATCTTGTTGTTGATTTATTGGTTTAGTAATTGGTTTAGCAATAGGTTTATTGATTGGCATATTTTCAAAATTATTATCTACTTCATCTTCTGAATATACAAAGCCATGAATACCAATTAATTTTAATACAGCTCTATCAATTGCTCTTTTTTCGGCCATCGCATAAGGATAAGCATTAGTATTGTTTTTTGGTGTGGCCTCTCCATAAGTAATCACTCTATTATCTTTTAGTGAAGCAGTGCACTTAATAGCAACTACACCTTCTTTAGAATTTTTTTCTACTTCTTCTAAACTTTCAATGATCACACCTTTTATTTGTCCAGCAATTTCTATGTAGCGATGTTTCATACAAGTCGCATTATGTTTTTGCCACAAGCAATCATCAGGATTAAATTTTAATTCATTTAAAATATCTTTTACAATTGGATCAATCTTCATTTTTTACCTTTTCTTTTTTTGTTATTTTTTTTGGTTTAGAATTAACTTGTTCTAATTCTGATTTAAGTTTTAATATTTCTTCATCTCTATTTCTTAAATTACTTCTTAATGTTTTTATTTCTTCGTTATACATTCTATTTCTTGTTTGAAGTTTAGCTAACTCCATCATTATTTTATCAGTCATTTTTTTTCTTTCTGCTTTGAGTTATGTAGTTATAAATAAAATATAAATCACCATCGTTAACAACTTTATGAAAGTTTGTTTTTAAATAATTCATAACTTTATTTAAAATATATGTATCGTTTCTAACTTGTTTTTTTTTTATATTTTCAATCATACTTTTCCTTATAGTTTTTCATAAAAGTCTTCTAGTTTTTGCATATCTTCCTCATTATAATTTTCTAACATGAAGTTATTTTTATAGCCTCTAATCTCAGACCAATCGACACCAATCATACAAGCTAATTTTTTTATATCCCCACCTGACATTCTTAACATTTCTTGCCTTTGAATATTAATTTGAATAAATTTTCTAAAATAATATTTGAGGCCTTGCTCAGATAATTCCCAACAATTATCAGGTGAAAATATAGTGTAATCACTTTCAGAAACATAAACTAAATATGGTTTATATTTATTGTCAAAGTGCTTAGAATAAACTGCTGTTTGAATACAGTGAGTAAATTGTGGATTGTTAATTTTTTGTGCTTTAGAATATACCCAATCGCCAATTCTATTATCTGTCTTTTTAGTTTTTGATGTTTCAGGACTATTTCTAGCATTACCAAACCTATTTTTGTGCTCAGTAATTATTTTTAAATTATGATTATAACAATCAATATAACCTTCATTGGCTATGTTTAATTTTTGACCCATGTACTGATCATCATACCAATCAGAGAAAGGTTTTTCTTTTCCCCATCCTTCCATCCTATTGCCTGACAATTCCTTGATAGCTTCTAAATGATTATCAATATACTTATTAATAAATTTTAAAATAAAATTTGCTTTGGCTTGTTTCTTTTCATCTAATTCAAGATGATCAATTAAATTTTTAAAATGACTTTCAGCATCTTCTTTTTTAGCTGTGCCCAATAAAATATTTTGAAACCAATCATGGATAAAAGAACCTGCTTTAAAACTAATTGAATCTTTTTCTGGTTTAAAATTTAAATATGGAACTAATTGATATTTGAAATACCACATCCAATTACTAAGTGCTGTTTGTGATGGACTAGTTGTGGCCTTTTGCAAATCTCCACTTGTCCAAGCTGTATCTGTGAACCTTTCAATCATTTAAAATGTATTTACAAGTTATTTACAATTATGTCAATAGTTCTTGCAAAATAATTTTTTTAATATATTAAAATATAAATGGAAGAAAGTATTAAACTTACTTGGCCTGAAATTTTATCTGGTGCTTCTACTGGTGTGATAAGAGAGATAGAAACTTTAAGACAAAATATTCAATGGGGTCATGGTGCTAATTTTGATGTCTATCAGAAATGGGGTAAGACTATTTCAGGTTGTATCTGTGAAATGGCATTAGCAAAAAAGATGGATAGCTATTTTAATCATTCGGTTAATAACTTTTGGGGTAAAGATATTATTATAGATGGCAAACCAGTTCAAGTTCGATCCCAATTAATGAGCAAAAGAGAAAACTATTTAATTATAAGAAAACCATTTAAACCTGAAGACTATTATTTTTTAGTCGGTGATGATACCCCAACATTTTATTTTTTAGGCTACATACAGGCAAAAGATTGTCAAAAATATGGCAATTGGACTAACTTCAATAATAATAATAGGCCTTATGTTTGGTCTATCCCATCTAATAAATTAAAACCCATATCTGAATTTAAAAATGAAACATAAACCTACTTTAGAACCATTCTTAAAAGTACCTCATTCATTAATTGATAATGAAGTTCTAACCTCTATTGAAAAATGCCTGTTAATGCTTCTAATAAGGCTTAAAACAGCTAAAAGAGGGTGTGTGCCTTCCTATGCTTATCTAAAAAAGAAACTTAAAATTAAGGACGATAGGACGATTACAAGGGCATTGGATAGACTTCAATTATTCGGATATATTACTTGGAAAAATAGAGGACAAAATAAAACTAATCAATATTATTTTAGGGAAGATGAGGAATTTCAATCTGTATTGCAAGACAACCTTAGATTGCGTAGATTAATGTCCCAAAAGCAAAAGAATATATACAATCAGAGATTGAGGAATAACTTTGTGAATAAAAAGGGGATAAAGGTAATTAATAATTAACATCTTATTAACAGGGGGTCTATCAGGGGTGCAAGGGAAGGTACATTTAATGCTAATGGATAGGTACATTAAATGTGGGTTAATAAAGATATATTATATAGATATAACTAGTTAACTAGTTAATAAATTGTATGAATAAGAAATATGTACCAATAGATGTTATTAAGTATGAGTTAGGCAAAATTAGAAAGTCTTCTAATTTTAACTATAAATTAGCAATAGAAAGAAATCGCAAAAATCAAGTTAAACACCCCCCCTTGATTGACCTACTTAATTATCTTAAAGATAGGAATATCTCTGACGCAAAAATAGATGAAATTGTCAGGGAATATTGGGTAGCTGTGGAAAAAAATAATAAGTTTGAAAAAGAAATTGCTAATAAATTAAAGATCAAGTATTCTAAGTAAGTTAACAAAAATATCTGGATATTACAGGATCAGGGGGTTCTTCAACCTTTCTTTCTAACCCCCTATCCTCCTCTTTTTTTTCTTTTTAAGTTCCAATAGGTTCTTGCCAATAATGATCTTATTTTTTTTGTTTGTATATTGTCTTGGTAGTTTGATAACAACCTGTTTTTGATCTTCAATGTATTTCGCATATCTTTCTCTGATTTTATCATCTTTCTCAAATGTATCGATACCACATAGTTCTAAGTCTAACTTGTATTCTAAATATGATTTCAAACCTTCTTGCATGACCCCTCATTTACAAAATAACAATACCTAACACAAGGAATAAAATAATAATCCAAAAGATTAGAATTGTTCTAATGTACTTTCTATGTATTGGATAACCTTTAATGATCATTTAATCTTTTTATAGTGTTGCTTTAAATTATCTATCAATTGATTGTATGTGGGTATCTTATCTTTATCAAACCAACCTTTGATTTCAACATAGATGTCTTCAATATCTTCTGGTATGTATCTTCCTGAATTTTGATATATCTTCCTGATGGCCTCTAATTGCTTATTACTGGGCTCATCTTCCTGAATAAAGGAATAATTATCAAATCCACCTCTATCGGTCACTTTAATATTCCATACTTTCATTTAACCCCCTTATTAGCTTCTAATATATCGTTGTATGGTACTGTTTCATTAATAACCCAATCTGGTAAATCCCACCTTGCATTTGGATATTTTTCTTTAACTTGTATGCTTTCACAATCAAAGCAAACATAATCGTTTATATGATCGCAAATTTTACAATCTTTATTTGGTTTAATAAAATCTAAATTTAAGTATTTCATTTAACCTCACTTTCTTTTTTATATTTTTGTGCTTGTTTATCTGTTTTAAAAAAATTACATTCATCACATTTTTGAATTTCATTATCCCAATTTTTGTTGTTAGAAATAATAAAATATTTATCATTACAAGTTTCACACTTCATTTATTTCTCACTTTCCTTCATAATCATATCAATTAAGGTATCGGAACTATGTTTTTTTAACAGTTCTTTTATTTGCTCTTTAGCTTTCTTTCTTTCCTGATATGTCCTATCTTTATTTTGAGCATTTAAGAAATCAATATCGTATCTAGTTCGATCAGTCATAGAGGCCTCAAAAAATAAATTTATCATGTATTTTTTGGCCTAAATCTTTTTTGCCAATCATCACACATAATGAGCTCATATAACCAACATCAAAATAAATATCTTTGGTATCTATATCCATTTTAACATCTCTTTTTAAATCCCAAAATACATTGGATATTAATTGTCTCATCTTTTTTTCTTTGAGTTTATACTGATAAACTTTATTTTCTAACTCATCTATTTCTACTAGATTTTGCATACCTTCATTCATAATTAACCTACCTTTCTATTAAGTGTGATTTGATTTAATACTTTTTTAGCTTTCTTTTTATCTTTGATAAACAACCATCTATTTTTAATGATGGTATTTAAAAAGCTTTCCAACTCATTATTAGAAAACTTTTTTATTTTTTGATTAGGATAATCAATTACATACATAACTAGCGTA